CTAATAGAGTATCGTGATGACAGTGGAAAGCTATTCCTTTCATTCCTCTTCACCTCCATCTGTTATTTTTAACTTACTACACTCATAATACACCCCTTGTTACCCCTTGTCAATACACTAAAGGCACTATTTTACTGTTTTATTGAAAATTGGGTACTACTACCCATTTTTACTACGTACTACTACCCAATTTTGTGCCTAGCACCACCAGTTAATTTATGGAGTGTATAACTCTAGGCTTGACGGGGTATTGACACGTATGATATAATAGCTCTAGGTAGTTCTAAGGGGAGGGGTAGAGCAAGAGATACAAGTGAATTGCTCTGGGTGGTAACGCCTAGCTATTAGATGGTGAGGTTATAGCTATGTTCTTTTTACCTTCTTTATCTTACTACCCCGTTTATGGTATAATAAAGGTAGGTTTAGCTTTAAGCTGGGAAGTCATCCCCAACGTACGTAGCGGGATTGACCACCAACAGGGGTTGGGATGTTGGCTTATGGTATAATGAGGTATGATTACTCAAAGAATGGAAGGTTTCGCTCAAGACCTATTTCTGGGACTTAAAGAGATTGACGCCTATAAGCGCCACTACTCTACAAAGAATCGGTCAATAAATGCCCTCTATGTTGACGCTTGCCGTCTAGCTGCTCATCCTAAAATAGTCCTAAGACTTGCGGAATTGCGTAATTGCGTAACTGCGAAAAACAAAGCTACTATTGAAGAGCGCTATGAAATCCTCTCTGAGATAGCACGTAAAGACATAGAAAGACCTATAAGTGCGGGTCAGAAGGTAGCTGCCATTAAAGAAATCAACTTGATGGATAACTTATACTCACAGACAGTCAACTACAACGATATTAAGGTCTTGATAGTACGGGAAGCCCAAGGATTGAAATCTAGCCCCCCTGAGATAGAATCTAATGGTACAGTACCCCCTGATGGGGAACCTAATGATTGAACCTGACAAAGAACAGGGTCGTGGGTTATGGAGGCGGTACGGATTCGGGGAAGATGGCGATAAGGTAGTGTATCCTGATGGTAGGGAACTGAATCACTATCCCAGTTTAGATGTAGGGAACTTAATCAAGTATACCAGTCCAGGGAAGGTATTGCTCTTGAGATGGTTTTTAAAGGTATTGTTCTGCAATGGGGATGTTAATACGTTGTTCTGGATGATACATGACAACTAAAGAGATAACAGTAACTACAAGGAATCCACATCCCCAACAACTAAGGTTTATAGTGTCTAAGGCTAAGAGGAAGATTATTAGAGCAGGCCGCAGGTCTGGTAAGACGGTAGGCATCTCTATACCAGCAATAGACAATTTCTTGGAAGGAAAGAGGGTATTATATGCAGCTCCAACAGGTGAGCAAACGGACAGGTTTTGGTATGAGGTAACCAGGGCGTTGAGGCCGTTAATAGAGACAGGGATATATAAAAAAGATGAGACAGAGCGGTACATAGAGAAGGTAGGTACAGAAAACAGGATAAAAGCCAAGACTGCTTGGAACGCTAACAATTTAAGGGGTGATTATGCAGACCTTCTTATATTAGATGAATGGCAGCTAATGGCTGAAGATACATGGGAGGATGTGGGGGCACCCATGTTAATTGACAATGGTGGGGATGCGGTATTTATTTACACACCTCCGAGCTTGAAGTCCTCCAGTACAAGCAGGGCTAGAGACCCCCGACATGCCACCAAGATGTTCCAAGCTGCGGTAAAGGATGAGACCGGGAGATGGGGTGCTTTCCATTTCACCTCATTTGACAATCCCCATTTGGATAAGGTTGCTTTAGCTGAGATAACACAGGACATGAGCCGTGATTCATACTTTAAAGAAATCATGGCTGAAGACGATGAGAGCCAGATAAACCTGTTAGTTTACGGGTGCTTCAATGAGCTAATATGTAAGGTTGAAAGGTTTGAGATACCTAAAGAATGGATGATATATACAGGGCACGACTTTGGGAGTGCCAATCCAGCTGCCTTATTCGCAGCACAGAATCCAGCAGGGGACATATTCTTATTTGAGGAGTATGCTCCTGTAGTAGGTAAGAGTACGTTTCAGAACGTACAGGCTTTCAGTGGGATAGTAGGAGAGAGGAAGGTGTTAGCCAGGGTAGGGGGGAGTCATCAAGAGGAAGAGATAAGGCAAGGCTATGCGGTGCAAGGGTGGCCGATAGTAGAGCCTTTTATAAACAAGGTGGGGGCACAGATAGACCGAGTTAAGGGGAAGATGGAGAAGAACAAGATATTTATCTTCTCTGACTTATATAGCACGTTAGGTCAAATCAATAGTTGTATGTGGAAGCTAGACGAAATGGGGAAGCCGACCAATGAAGTCAAAGATGAGAAGAGGTTTCACTTATTAGCTTGTTTAAGGTACTTATGTACTTTGTTCAGTCCAGAGACCATGACTGTAGGGGAACACAGTGGGATAGTAATGGTGGGATGGTGAAGTGTCCCAAATGTGGGAGGGATATGGTAGTAAAGAGGATTCTATCTAATGGGATAGTAATAATGGTATGTTTGGAGTGCGATTAGTATAATATGCCAAAAGAATTTGACAACTGTGTTAAAAATGGAGGCAGGGTAAGGCGTAAGACTTTATCGGGTGGGAGGTATATTAACATCTGTTATCCTAGAGGTGGGGGGAATAGTGTCTCTGGTGAGGTACACGAGAAGAAGGGTAAGAGGTTAAAGAGGGTGTTGGATGACTAGGGAAGAGATAGATATAATACTAACAAAATACACGGGTAGAACGGGGTCTCACCTTGATGTGGTTAAGCGTGAATTAACCGAAGCGGGCGTAGCCTTAAAAGTGCCAGTAGACTATGGGTACAACGATGATTTGATTTACTTAAAGAATTTAATAGAAAGGTTAGGTTTAACAACAGTAGATCCATTGGTATAAGGGGGTTAATATGTTAGGAACTGCAGCAGAGGAGCAGGCGAAGTCTGACAATATATTCAAGTCTTCTAATGTAAAGGCGTTAAGAGAGCAACAGGAGAGGGATTTTGGGTTGTGGGGCCCCTATGAGTTTGCCATGCCAAAAGAGGAGGGGAAGTGGACTAATGTTACCTCCAATTCACCAAGGGTATTAGCCAATAAGATAATGGGGTTATTGGCATCTTCATGGCTTCAGCTTTATATAGACGTAGAAGAGGAGAAGCGACAAGGAAGGGAAAGGATTTCAGCCACTGAGCAGTTAGCCAATGGGTGTATATGGTTGGCGGACAGGGAGAGGATAAACGTACCATCGGGAAAGAAGCTACAATCTTCTCTTTCTTCCTTTGCTGTATTAAAAGGGGGGACTGTAAAGAGTGTTTACTGGTATGTAGAAGATGATGTTCCCAAGTGTGATATTAAGGTTTATGACCCCACATACTGCCAATGGATAGAAGGGGAGAAGGACTTATTGTGGTTTTGTTATCGCAATTATGTATCGAAGGACTTTATAGAACACACCTACAAAAAGCAGTTAGATAATGGGTTCAGTTATGGTGACTTAGACAAGTATGGCAGGATTTTAACCTACACATTTTGGGACAATGACAAGTGGAAGGTATCAGTAAATGGTGAGTATATAGACGAACATCGGCATGGGTTAGGTTATATTCCTGTTAATGTAAGGTCTTGTGGGTCAGTTCCATACATTCAGAGTGAAGAATATACGGATACGATGAAATACTCTTGGCAGAGTTGCTTTGCCAATACCAGGGATGTTTACGATTTAGAATCCAAGATGCTTTCAATTGAGACTTCCAAGGCACTAGAAAGCGGAAAGATAAAAATAGCTGGAGAATGGAACTCTGCAACGAGCAATAATGTACCCCCATCAGGTCTGGAGAAACTAGGTTATGGTTCAAAGACAAGAAATGAGATAGTCCTCTTTGACGCAGCTCTGGGTCAAAAGTTTGGTGGGATGATAGAACCACCGACAAATGAGATAGTTGACCGACTTCTAACTAGAATAAGGGGGATGGATATAATTGGTTCTATTGACCCTATTGCTTTTGGACAGATGACACGTTCTGGGTCAGGGGCGTTGGCTGCTGAGTTAAGGTCAGCAGCATTGGAGTTTATCAATCCTTTCAGGGAAAATACACAGGATGACTTTATTTGGATTGCAGAGGAAATTGTCAGACAGTTCAAGAATGGGCAATATGATGAAGTTGAGGTAGAGGGCAGGGGGAGGAAGATGGATAAGTTTTACAGTAAAATTAAGCCTTCTGATGTAGATGAGAAACGATTTGACTGTGAGTTGGTGGCCGATAAGTTAAGAGATGAGATACAAGAGCTTGGAGCTGCTATTCAGAAGGTAAGTTATGGGATGACTTCACGGAGAACTGCAAGGCTTCAGCATAACATTGTAAACGACCCAGACAGGGAACAGGATATAATGGATGAAGAGGAAGCCTCGTTAGACCCTGTATTTAGGTATACTAAGATTGCCAAATACTGGTTGGATAAAGGTGATGAGGAGATGGCTGCTTACTATGATGCACTAGCCAGAAGGGTTGTAAGGCAGACATTACAGCAAGACGTGATGGCTGATTTAGTACCTCCAGGAGAGGAAAAGAAACCTCCGATAGTCAGTCCTCAGATGGAGGCTGGAGCGATAGCCACACAGCCAGGGGGTATAAATGTATAATTTGAAGGTAAGAGATAGGGTAAAGTTTGTTACGCCTCCCAAGATAGACGCCTTATATGGGGGTAAGCTTGATGGGAAAGTGGGTATAGTATCTAAAATCTTTGGGTATGGAACTGTTATTGTAGACACAAAAGATGGTTATGTAGTAGCCTTCGTCAGAGATTTACAAGGAGTGTAAGATGCCAGAAATACCTCAGGAGTTTATAGATTGGTTTGTTGATTATTATACACAGCAAGGGCGGGGTAAGTTTGATATTTATCACGCATTAGCCCAAATTCTTGCTAGTTCTTGGCAGGACGATGAGATATATCAGTATTGGGCTAGTAATGTAGATACTACAGGGGCAGACCCTACAGGTTTGGTGAAGAGTGCAGTCAGTGAAGTCCCCGATGGTGTGCCTGAGTTCCCTTACAATGATGATGGGACACCAGACACGAAAAAAATAGGGGAGATTTTAAGGGGGCTTGGTTCAATAGATGAATTAAATAAGGTTTTAGATGCGTGGTTTGATGCAGGGGACATTACCCAAGAGGTATCAGATGAACTTACTGATACCTATGCACCTCAGATTGACCCTTATACTTATCGTGGTATCTCTGATGAGGTTAAAAAAGACCTTAGTTCGTTCACTTCTAAGGAAGACCTTGCTGACAGACTGTCTAAATATGGACTTGATAAAGAGTATGCAGGTCAGTTACACAAGGACATCCTGTCAGGTGTTGGTACGGGGGCGATGGCACTAAGGGGTGCTGAGGGTAGGACTTTAGCTGGACAGGTAGAAGCACAGGCGGAGAGGGAAAGGGTACAATATGAGGGTGAAGTCAGGAGATTACAAGAAGGGCAAGAGATAACTGCGTTATTAGACAGACTTCAAAGAGACCCTGCCAATATAGAAGCATTACAAGCTGTAGAGCCTTTGATTAAGACATTCAATGAAGGTCAATATCAAGAAGGTTTAGGGGAGGATATTTATAGAAGGTTATCTGAAATAGACAGGGGTTCTCAACGAGAAGCCGTAAGGCAAGACTTGATTTCAAGGGAAACACAACAGATAGAAAGAAATATGATGGCAATGGAGCAGCAGAGAAGGGATAGACCCGCACAGCAAGCTGCGAGTATGCTCAGGGCCTTCCCTGTACCAGAAGTAGGTGAGACTTTAGAAAGGGCGGGACTTGGTGCGGGAACAAGGTTACGGGCTTTTGCAGAGCAAGAAGCACAGAGGCCATCTCTAAGGCAAGAGAGGTTAGATTGGTGGCGTTCAGTACTTGGTCATTTTGGTGGGACTGACCCACAATCTTATGCCAAGGCCAGGCAGGCAAAGCTAGACCCCGCAAGATATGACCCTGCAAGGAGACTAGGTGGCGAGGAATTGAGAAAGAAATACTTTAGACAACCTGGGGCAGGTTTGGTTGGAAGATTAACACCTGGTGTGAGGTATAGATAATGCCTATAAGTTGG